ATGCTCACCGTTAAGCAGATTGAAGCAGCAAAGCCGAAAGAAAAACCATACCGCCTTCTCGATGGTAATGGCCTGTACCTTTATGTCCCTGTATCCGGGAAAAAGGTATGGCAGCTTCGCTACAAGATTGACGGTAAGGAGAAAATCCTGACCGTCGGAAAATATCCGCTTATGACTTTGCAGGAAGCAAGGGATAAGGCATGGACTGCGAGGAAAGACATCTCGGTTGGCATCGATCCGGTAAAGGCGAAAAAGGCTTCGTCTAACAACAATTCATTTAGTGCGATTTACAAGGAATGGTACGAGCACAAGAAGCAAGTCTGGTCAGTAGGCTATGCAACTGAACTTGCAAAAATGTTTGATGACGACATTTTACCTATCATCGGCGGCCTTGAAATTCAGGATATTGAGCCGATGCAACTGCTGGAAGTAATCCGCAGATTTGAAGATCGCGGTGCAATGGAGCGAGCCAACAAAGCCCGCAGAAGATGCGGCGAGGTTTTCCGTTACGCTATTGTCACTGGTAGGGCTAAATATAACCCGGCACCTGACCTTGCTGACGCCATGAAGGGATACCGCAAGAAGAACTTCCCGTTCCTTCCAGCAGACCAGATCCCTGCATTCAACAAAGCACTGGAAACATTTTCAGGAAGTATCGTATCGCTCATTGCGACAAAAGTTTTACGCTACACAGCCCTAAGAACGAAAGAGCTTCGTTCCATGCTATGGAAGAACGTCGATTTTGAAAACAGGATTATCACCATCGACGCCAGTGTGATGAAGGGACGCAAAATTCATGTGGTTCCTATGTCAGACCAGGTGGTTGAACTTCTCACTACGCTAAGCTCAATCACCAAACCAGTATCAGAGTTTGTTTTTGCCGGGCGCAACGATAAGAAGAAGCCAATTTGCGAGAACGCTGTACTGCTTGTGATCAAACAAATCGGCTATGAAGGTCTGGAAAGCGGTCACGGATTCAGGCATGAATTCAGCACGATTATGAACGAGCACGAATGGCCTGCTGATGCTATTGAAGTGCAACTGGCACATGCCAACGGCGGATCTGTGCGCGGTATTTACAACCATGCGCAGTATCTCGATAAGCGCAGGGAGATGATGCAGTGGTGGGCGGACTGGATTGATGGGAAATGATTAGACATTTTCTCTAGAAAATGTCTGCGCGCTTTTCACTCAACTTTATTTCCACACTATAAAAACACAGAATCATAAGGAAAATTTGGAGGTATCTACAAAACTTGATAATATCGTGACATTTTCACAAACAGAGCAACAGGATAGTAGCCAAGATGAAATCTAGCACCAAACAAGATGTAGGGATACAATATTTAAGGGGGGTATCTGCTTTATATGTCGTATTTTTCCATTTTAGAGAGTTTTTAGATAATTTTTTGCCAATAGCTATGTTGGGTCAAAAATTTTTTAGCAATGGCGCTTTCGGTGTTGATATGTTTTTTATAATTAGCGGATATATTATTTCTCTTTCAACAGAAAAAAAGACAACTCAATTGTTAAGGGATATATCATAAAAAGATTTTTCAGAATATATCCTGCTTATTTCATAGCACTCTCTATTTTGATTATTTTATCCCCAATAAAATATTCTCACCATGATATTTTACGTTCATTTATGATGATCCACCCTGATTATCAATATAATGCACCTTACTTTGGCTATGGTGTACTATTTACAGCATGGACATTAACATACGAGATATATTTTTATATAATATTTCTAATAGGTATGTTTTTCTCACACAAACATCGCATTATATTTACATCAACAATTGCAATATTTGCTATGATATCAATACAGCTTATTTTCAACAAATCAATAAACATTTTCCATCAGGAACAAATTAAAAATGGCGCAGGGATATTGAATGTCCCAGGAAATATAATGGTTATAGACTTTATATATGGAATGTTTATTTATAAGATTAGAAATCATTTAAAATTAAATAAATATTCTATCGCAATATCATTTTTACTTATATCAATTGGATTTATAACAATACAATCAGGAGTAAACGCTGGGCATGGTCCACTGCAATACGGGCTTTACTCCCTAATGATTGTTCTAGGGGTTGTTATGTACGAGAAAAATAACAAAATTACCGAGATTAAGCCATTGGTTTTTCTTGGAGATATCTCATACTCAGTTTATTTGTATCATGTGATAATTGCTACATGTGCATATTCACTCCTATTAAAAATAGGATTTTCAGGATTATCTATGTTCTCTATGATGACAGTTTTATCAATATTTCTTGCGTATATTTCATATGTTTTAATTGAAGTTCCATCAGTTAAGGTAGGGCATTTAATGTTAAAAAAACAAACGTAAGGTTAAATATTAAAAATGTTCTTCATGGACAATAGTAAAATACCACCTCCTGAGGAGTTTGTTTAGGGATAACAATAAAAATAGGCATCCAAAATGAATGCCTTTTTTATTACTGAATAAGATAAGCAAAAAAGCTACAGGCCAATTCGCCAGAAGTGTTGTCTCTTACTATTTTTATAGTATTATCGACGACGCCTGCTGAAATATTTGTTGCAACATCAGTTGATGTCGCAATCACACCAATAGACGATGTATTTTGAATTGATTTTATTGTTAGAGGAATTTGTACTGATGCAGATCCATCGGGAATGATAATTATTCCTGTTTGTTTATCTGGATGGCTTGGTGAATCATTATTTATGAGCCTGCAGTTTGTTGGGCCTACGCTCGCCCCTCCATTAATGACTGTATTATATAGATATGCACTAGCACCACCACCTGCATTATCAAAAATGGAAATATCTGCCGCCCTGCCACTAGTAAGAGTGCAATTAATTACCCTTACATTCGTTACTGAGTTGACAAGAAGATCCCCGAGTTGTTCATCTACGAGGTTGTTATATTGGATGATGCAATTGTTTAGAGTTACATTAGAAGGTGAAAATATGTTCTTTGTTATTTCCACCCCCCATTTTCTACTGTCTGAAAATATAGAACCAACAGCGGTAAACATATCACTTGAGCCTTCAATAATTGCACAAGATGATGTTGAAGAGTTAGATGAAAAATACCCACCAATCACCGTTGCTTGTTTACTGTCCTTTACTCTTAGAGCAGGACCAGTAGCAAGATCTGACATAACGTCAATCAACCATGTCCAATCCACCCCATCAATATCTATTGCTGATAGACCAGCGTCTTCGTAACCGCATGAATAAAATAAGTCACCATGCAACTTAAGCCCCTCTGTAATTGTTGAGACATCTTTTTTTTCACATCTAGCATAAAACCCGGAATAACAATCTGAGTATGTATTCATAAGCATTCTTGAGTTTATTTGCCCGCCTTCAAATCTTATGCCCCAACTGCTAGCTGCAAACCTGTTATGTCTAATATCAAGCTCAGCTGCAGAATACCCTGATGGTGAATATATGCATGCGTTTAAAAAAGAAAATGAACACTCTTCTATCGTAATAAGAGCACTCTTAATTAGAAAGCCAACACAATTACTTCCACTCTTTCCATATTTTGATGTAATGTTTAACCCATAAAATCGACTAAACTCAGAACCTTTTAATAAAATAAAGCAAGCATCTCCGTTTTTTAATTGCGCAATTACACTAAGTTTTTTAGAATCTCCATAAATACAAACCACGCTGTCTATTTCAATATTAGAAATGTAATACGGTAGGTTATTTCCTGGAACATAAATTTTTTTTGTTTTAGAGCTATCACTCTTAATGGCTTGTATGGCCGAATTAAATGCAGCGCTACAATCAGTTCCAGGGATGGCTCCAAAATCAGTTATGCTAATAATCTCTTCATTTTTATCATGTTGTGTAGTGGTTATAGATCCGTCATGCGGCTGCTTTACGAAAACAACGTGATCATTAACAAGACCTGTTAATGTATCTGATTGTAGTTCACGTTTCAGCATATCAGGGTCATACTTCAGCACATTCGGAAAATAGAACTGCTGCGAACCGTACGCATCATAAACAGCCATAGAATGGCCTTGCACAGTTACGAACTTGGCAATCTGTCCGTTATATACGGGGTAACCTGCAGCGTTAATGATGATTGGTTGCGATACAGGAACGTGAGAGCCGTCTTCGTTCTCTACATAAACCTGAATCTGGTTTTCAGAATTTACCGGGTCAGTGTCAATTTTACCGATATAAATTTTGCCATTGGCTACGGCTTTAAAAGAACGAGCCATAGTGAAGAGTTGCGAAGGCATACTCACTACAACATTGGCTGTAATGTCTGTCATTTAATTTGCTCCAGATACAAGGAATGGCCGCAGCATGGCTACGGTGAGTTTTTTGTGATAAAACAACTTTTTCGGAAGTTATTTTGTTCGCTTTTCGACCTACACTTTTTGTGTAGGTCTCTCCTTCAAGCTCATTGCCTAAGCGTGGCTACGGTGAATTTTGGGCATAAAAAAACCCAGCCGAAGCTGGGTCGTTGCGTTGGTTATCTGTCAGTAGTTATGTACTGAAGGAGGTAATTCTTTATTCTTAAGTCTCATCCATGCGGAAAGATTCGTTGGTCCGTCTGGCTCATTAATATCAACATCTCGTGTGTGGTTTATTAAAACGTCTCTCGCCATTCCGATAACATACGAGAACTCATGACCGTAGTCGTAGCATCTGCCGGAATAGTTCGATTGAATTTGTTTTAGCGCCGGATACAGTTCGCGGAATAATGCCTGTGAGCGGTTGGCATAATCCCATAACCATACAAGGCTGTTTGCTTCTTTTGCAGAAAGCTCGTTGGTTTTCTTCTCTTGTTTGCCAATGAACTCACCTTCAAGTGGAACTCGAGCTGCAAGTGACAGTGCTTCGGTAAACTGCTCCTCACTGATTTCTTTGTACGAACATCCAAAATGGGATTTCAGTGACGACCACATGGTGATCATCGCCTTAGCCTGTTTTTCTTTTGGCAGAGACTGACCGCGACTCATGACAAGTTGTTTAATGGCTTCCTGCTGTTCAGTGGTGATTTTACCCGGCAACGCCTTTTTAGCTTTGCGTGGGTTAACTACATGGCCTTTAGTCCAGTACTCGTAGAGAACATCGTCACACTCTTCCTGATACTGGATTACCTTGTCGCGGATTTCATGGCGGACTTTGTTAGGACTGATGGTTTGCAGCCAGCCAGCAAGTTTACGAAGTGCCAAACAAATAATCTCACGGCACTGTTCATCACCAGGAAGCTGCATTGTGATTTTCACAATGGAGGTTTTAAACCGTTACTTTATTTTCGTAAACTGTGAAGCCCAATCCATACCCATGCCTTCAACGATAGGTTTCATTGGGGTGTACGGCTCACCGTTGTGATTGACAACATAAAGCTCTGCGCCGTGGAATGGTACATTGATAGTAGATACTGCTGTTGCTATACTTTTCATGTCGTTAATTCCTATGCGTGGTTTTACGATACCGAAGCCCTGACTGTTACCGCAGTTGGGGCTTCAACGTTTTGATTTCTTTGCCGCATCAAGCATCACTTCTGAAAACGTGCGCTTGCCACTGAATACTCTTTCTCTTCTCAATTTTTCGTTCGTGCCAAATGATTCGCCATGAACAAAATTTGGTCTTAAAATGGTAATCGCAATCTCTTTGACTACTGCATCCAAGCGAATCACACCGTTATCCCCTCTCTCTTCAGGCTGTCTATCAGGCGCTTGATAACCTCTGAGTTAAACGACCTGCACTCTTCCTTTGCCCTGCTACCGATAGCATCCTTTAACGACTGCGGCATCCTTACCAAAATCTTACTTATTTCGTTCTCCATGTTACCCTCCACACAAACAACTCTTTTCGAATACAAAAGATAGCAAAGTGAGTATATCTAGTCAAAATTTTTTTGCATACACTTTGATATCAAATTGAATACCAAAGGTGTGATATGGCAAAGGGTGTGTCAATTTCTCCAACTACGGTAAGAATCCCTGAATCTTTACGCGAGGCTCTTGCTGTCAGAGCATCAAAAAATGGTCGCTCTGTTAACTCCGAGATCGTCATGATTTTGCAAGCCGCGATTGATGAAGATAGGTCGCCAAAGTCAGTTGAGTCATTTGCTCAGCAAGAAGCTGACAAATTCAAAGAGGCGCTGCTTGAGACGCTGAAAACCATGTATGGTAAGGATGCAAAATGAATAAAAAACAGTTTATTAAGTCAACAACGTCAAGCAAGGAAGAGCTAGAGAAGGAGCTAAACTCCCTGAAATATGCTCTGTGCCTGGTTTACTCAAGACTGCCAATGGAAGATAAAAACGCCATTTACAATGAAATGATTAGCAGCCTTGATTTTAACGATAGAGACCTAGCATCCCACCTCAACAGCTTCCGCGTCCCTGAGTAATTCTATTGCGGATTTGCTTCTTACGGTGGTTTAAGCTGGAGAGCTTGGCTTCTGCTTCTGATATTTGCGCATCCAGATCTTTAAGCTCAAGATCTGAAAGTCGCTGGTCAAGCAGGGTTTGATTCAACTCAATGTTGTTCAGACGTTCTTCTATGGTCATGATTACTCCTTATAAAAAACCCACCTGACGGTGGGTTTTATAATTAGATTTCTGGTTTTATTCTTCCAAAAACCTTTTCTATTCCTTTTTCGTATTCTTCTCTTGTCTCGCTCATCGCTGCGACACCAAGAAGCTTACCGATATGCTGACGCAAAGCCTTGACACCAATTTCAGAAAGGAACAGGTGCAACTTATCAGATTGTTTTCCGTTCTCGTCTCGGCTGGCTCGAATCTGTTCAAGGATTTTACCTTTACTCTTTGCTAGCGGAGTGTATATCTGCATGTTGGTTAGTTGCCCAAAACGAATTGGACGTCCTTTCTCTGGCCTGTTCAGGCCGTACAGTCGATACCACTCCTCATATAGCTCATCTGGAAATTCCTTTTCATACTGCCTCGCCTCTTCACGAACAAAGGCCTTGAAGGAATCAATAACCTCCTGTACTTCAGGTCGATATCCTGCAATAGCATAACCAAGTCCTTTAAGCCCTGCTTTCATTGATGCGGTAACAAGTCTTTGGGCAAGGCTGGCAGATTTTGATCTTGAAGGCGGTAGTGCGCCAGCTCGATCGGCATTAATCATTGCTGTGGCTATATCACCAATAAGGGCAATATCGTAACCGTGAGCCTCATCAGCGAGTGGATTTGGGGCTGAGTTTGGGACCGGACTTCTCCATTGAAAAATAAGAGGTTTTTTGAATTTTTCTAGCAGAAATGGATCAACAAAATCAGCCATATAATTCGTATTTAGAAAACGGTCTACATCCCTACCATGCTCACCGATTCCTAGTAATTTAGCCAGACCAGTTTTACTAACTACAACCGTTTTATCATTATCATCAAGTACGTAACATTCTGCATCAATGCCGAAATCATCAATGAAGTTACCCTTTCTGATCGCTCTTAGTGGCTTACCTTCCCATCGTTTTGCCGCTGCTTTCTTTGCTATTTCAGAACGCTGCTCTTTAGTCAGCGACTTTGCGCGAGCGATACCGCCCTTAGCTTTCCCTTCGCCACTTTTCTTTTCAGTCATAATGCAAGCACCTTTGTTGTGATGTATGCTTGCATTATATGCACTGTACACACATACAAGCAAGCATAAAACCAAAACAAAATGCTTGCATTACAACCGCGCTACTCCAACTACACATTATCATCTGGTATCCTGCACAAAACTAAGGAGGTTGGTGTGAAGCAATTTCTTGCTGCTATGTTCTTATTCATATCTTTTGGGGCTACAGCAGAGTGCTGGGTCGTTGGAGATATGCGCGGAATAAGCTATTCAGAACGAAATAATTTCCATCCTGAAGAAGATGGTTTTAGTGGAACATTCATCATTAAGACAAGCGGTGAAGATGCTAGCATCACATATTCTGGGACAGATGCGGGCGGCATGGCTTACAAAGTATTGTCTAAAAACTCCATCATAGGAATCGGCGCGAATGGCGAAACTCAACGCGTTATCGACTCATGGGTAATACATCCTACTGGAACAGTTTTAATGTCAAAAACCATTTCCGGTTATGGAAATATGGATTCAACCAAAGCTTTTGTTGGAAAAGTAAAAAGAAAATGTTAGCGATTGAATCCAATTTCCCATACGTTACTGCTGTGTTGCCTCAGTGGCAAGCAGCGGCCTGATGGCATTCGCAGCGTTATTCAGCGCTCTTTCATAGGCTGGCGTTCCAGCTTTAGTGTTTGCCAGACGTAAGAGAGCATTCCTTGCTGCTTTGGACTCATACAAGCGCATGATTGCACCGAAACCAGCCTCAAGTCCCAGTGATACACCAAGGGTTGCAGTTGCGCCAATCGTTCTAATCCTGTTAGCTTGCGATTGTCCTGTCTGTGTTACTACATTTGCGGCGTCCGACCTTGCTGTTTGCTGTAGAACTTCATGAAGAGCATCAAGCTCTTTCATGTGTCTCCCACTGAATATCGTGTTATAGATCTGACCGTCAGATTGCGACTTCAACTTATTTAACTCGGTAAGAAATTTTGTTGGCGAGTCTCCTGCTTTTTCTGCAATCTTGCTGATATAAGCAGCACGCATAGCGTTCTTTCCATCTTCACTAAGAGCTGGCCATATCCTCTTAATATCTGATGGTTTTCTGCTGAATACAACGCTGTTTATTAGCTCTGGAGTAAACTCTTTTTTAGCTTTGTTGAGATTATTCGCAATCCTTTTATTAAGAACCTTATTGAAGACGTTGGAGTAGTCAGAGTTTGCTTTGACGTATCTGGCGGCCTCTCCAGCCCCCAAATACCGCGCTGCGTTATTCCTCAAATCCGCCCCCATTGCCCTCTCCACGGCATCAGTTGCGGCTTTCGCGCTATTAGGAAAAACCATGGCATCTCCCTGAATACTTTCCCTCAAGGCTGACCGCAACTCTCTCAATAGACCAAAATCTATATCTGGTTTAGCAAGTTCTTCTCGCAAATCGGATAACCCGCGAATCAAATCCTTATTTGCCACTTTCCCAAGCCTATTAGCTCTGGTAAGTACGTTGTCGATAACCTTAATAGATTTTGATGTGTCAACTGGTGTGTCTCCCATTTTGGCTGTAATGTCTTCAATAACGCTTCCGGCCGAATCCTTCCTTGACTTCAGAGAGCCATACAGATCGTCAACAACAACTGATGGGCTATATTCACCATATTTCTCAAGCTGTTTTTTAACTAGCTGACTTCTTTTTGCATACTGCTCAGCTCGCTTTGAGCCTGTTCCCAGCAAAGCCCCCTCAGCATCCTGAGTAAGACCACGAGTGAAAGCATTTTTCGGCGGGATTACATCAGATGTCATTGGTGTCACGCCCATCGATTCTGATGTGGCAATTTTCTTCGCCACTTCTGGTGCAATATCACCTTTAAAGGCAGTTATTCCACGCTCAAGCCCTTTTGCAACAGTATTAACAGCACCACCTGTTAGCATGCCAACACCTATATCTGTTGCCAGTTTTCCCGCATCATTTTTCTCACTGTTTGCGGCGAGCGATCCGACTGCGTTTTCTGCCAGAAGACGGGCTGCGCCTTGAGTAATTCGACCAGCAAGTGTTGGCGCCTGAGTTGAAGCGCCGCCAACGCCAACAGTAGCCAGGTAAGGCAATGCCTCCGCAAACACCCTACCTTCTGTCGTTTGTGGAGTCAGAGCACCTTGCTGAAGTCCAAACGCCTGCTCTAATCCCTTAGTTGTTACTCGTGGCGCTGGTTGATATGTTCCATCGCCAATACCGAGTTTACCGCCAGCCCATGCCGCCGCGCTTGTTACAGCATCGGCAACTGATGCTGGTATATTTGCCACATTTACACCAGCCTGCACCAGTCCGCGACCAGTTTCTTTTACTGCTTCGCCGAGGTCAGACATAAATCCATCTTGCTGTTCTACAGGCTGCTTTTGGTTTTGAGTTGGTTGATTACTGGAGGACAGAATCTGAGCGATGCGACGTGCTCCCTCAGTATCACCAGCAGCATCAGCATTCCTTAACGCCGTCATCAATTGTTCACGACTATAGGCCATTACTGCCCTCCGAGATATTTGCTAATTAATTCGTCATCGGACAATTGCTGTTGAGGTTGGCTATCTCCATAACTTGAGGAAAGAAAACGTTTTGCCGCAGAGTTCAATGATTCACCCTTCTTAACATCCATCCCCATGATGTTTCGGTTGCGATCAGATTGTCCTGGGCTGCCGTTTGCACTCATCCACTCTGACCTAAACTCGTTGAACTTCGCGTTATTACTTTCCATTTTTGCCATACCCCTTAACCATCGAGCCATGACCATTGGATTATCCGTTTCGCTTGGAATGCCTTTCCTTGCAAACTCAATATCCTTATCTGATGCAGGGCCGGGAGGGAGAAGCTTGGTTGCCTGCGCATTGGCTAGTTGGTTGAATCTAATCCGCATATCTCGGAGGTAGTTATCTTGCCCCGTAAGCTTAGAGAACATATTTTCAGCGTTACCGAACAAACCAGGAGTTGGCTTCTCCCTCTCCAGCGTGTCAGCGAGCGTTGTCATTGAATCGGCAGCATTACGACTAGCTGCCGCATCACCTGCTGATTTTTCTATAGCCTTTTCCATGTTCACTGATAATTTTGGCGCAGCATTAATAAGTTCCTCGGCCTTTTTTTGTGCCTGTTGTACTTCAAAACCGAATTTCTGCTTATCAAGTGCCAGTCTTTCTGCTGCAAGTCCGTGTCCGGTCATTGCAGACTGATAGGAAAGGTTTTGCCCTCTCGCCTGAAGTGCTTCTCCAGCCTGATTGCTGCGGATTGTCTCATTAAGCTGATCGCGTTGATGCTGCACATCAAACTGTTTATCCATAGGAAGAGTGGCAAGACGGCTCGCATTTAACAGGCTATTAAACCTTGCTGGATCCTGTTGATAAAGCTGCCATGCATCATCCTTACTCACACCAAGACTTGATAATGCAGCGCTGTTGCTATTCAGAGCATTTGCAATTTCATTTGGATTTCCTGTAGATGCAGCAATTGATATTTTATTTAAAGCTGAATTAACAAATGCTGAATGCTCAGCACTCTGAATACCTAACTCCTGTTGTATAGCCTGAGTAAACTCAGGGAATTTTCGACGCAGAGAAGCTATTTGTTCAGGAGGCGTTTCATTCATAGCTTTATAGAATTCCTGCTGTCTGGCATCCTGTCGAATAGCCCGCTGGTTATCTATTCCCTGCGCTATACCTTGCTGTGTTGTGGCAAAGGTTTGAGCTTCTTTCAATCCTTCCAGTCTGAAGTCAGGAACTAATGACATCAGATTTAATGGGCTGCCAATACTATAAGCCATCAGAATAATCCTCCTAAAAATCCACCAAACATGTTAGTGAAAGAGTTAACATCCTGAGATGCACCATTACCTAATGATGAGTTAGCACTGGCTGCCGTCTGCCATGGTAAGGCTTTTTGCGCCCCCCTGATTTGCCCTGATTCACCTATAAGTGACGTTAAAACATTTGAATTATTTGCCGATGCCGCACTACCCATACCAGCAGCAGTTAACCCAACATTCGTTAACCCCATTAACTGGTTATACATATCCTGCTGCTCTGCTGTCTTCATGGAAAGATATTGCTGGCCTAATTGAGGGGCAATAGAAGCCAGCATATTTCCAGTAGCCGTTGACCCAAGCCCGCCTGTAGCTTCAGCAGATGCAAGCCCACTATAACGAGCCTGATCATTTAGGAGTTTGAATTCTTGCGAATTAAAGTAGTCGCCTAATAATTTATTTCGATCAATAGGAATGCCAGCAAGCTTTTGCAAACGCGGTAAAGCTGATTCGCCAACTTCACGATAAGGTTTTCCAAACGCTATCTGCTGCTGATACATTTGCTCCTGAAGGTTTTGCTGCCTGTCATTAGCTTTTTTGTACTCTTTGCTCGCAGAATTGGCACCTATTCCACCAAGTATCCCGCTGGCAGCATTTGTTACACCTTTAATTGCTCCGCCCATGATATTCCCCCGGATCACGCCACATAATAAAAAAGGCGCTTTCGCGCCCATCTACAGTCTTTAGGGTTTGTAACGTTCGCTCACCAAATCCCATTCTCCTGGCATAGTTGCATACTCTTGGCCTGTCGCTGATTATTACCGCCCGCAATTTATGGTGGCCAAACATTTTAAGAATTGATTCACCAGCTTTTCTGCACTCACTCCATCTTCGTTTATCCATTGCAACATGGATGTCATAGAAGCCTGATTGTTTCACCATGGCAAATACGCAACACCCATCCCACAAATAATAGTTAGCCCCCGGATCAATCCACGAGCTAACCCCCCACAATCTCATTAATTGTGAGCCAGTAATAGCGTCTATGTTTGTCATTGTTCCGCAATGATTTTGATGGTTGTAGCAGTAAACGCCGCACCATTTGACTGAATGGTTAACGTGCTGCCATTTGTGGCAAGAAAGCCGTCTTTATCCACGCTGAAGAACGTAGCTAACAGGATGTTGTCGGTTGTTGTCGCCGCATTACGACTGCTGACCAACGTGTCAGGAACAGAGCCGGAAAAGGTTAGCTGCATTGACCTGTTGGCGGTTCCGCTGGGCCACGTCCCGACGATCGACAGCTTGAAGAACAAGGTTTTGTTCTCGTTGAACACAACCATCTTGTTGTTAACGGTGTCGAAGAATGGTGCCAACGAGCCTGATGACGGCGTGAGCGTTTTCAGCAGGCTAACAAGGTTGGTCGGCGCTGTCGGGATGGTTACAGATACGCCAGAGTAAACAACCTCTGACTTCTTGCGAGTAGTGGCATACTCCAGGGCATCGATGCGCGTTTCATGGTCTGAAACCTGCGACTCCAGCGACTGAACTCTGGTATCAAGCGACGCAATATCGCTTTCATTCTGAGTGATTCGCGTTTCATGTTCCTGAAGAGTTGATTCTGCCTGGCTGATTCGCTCCTCATGATTAACAAGCGTTGCTTCCGCAGCAGAAATTCGCTGCTCATGGTCAGCGAGAATCACATCCTGCTCATCGTTCCTGACCTGTGCATCATAAGCGCCCTGTCCGGCCTCGTTGGCCTTGTTAGCCACGTTACCAACATCAGTACCCTGTGCGATAACGTAAAGCAGATACGACTGCGAAAAGATATTGCGTGGAAGGACTGATGTGTCGAGCCGTGTAGCCTGAATGATTACCGGCACATTGAGATTCGAATCCGCCATTACTCAATCCTTATCTTAGCGCCAGACAGAGTGACAGGTGACTTCGTGATAACGCGCAATTTGAAGCCGACATTTTTCCTGATGCGCCCGACTCGCTTCCACAAAACGCGTTTGTCGTAAACGAACGGTTCATTCTGCTCAATCATCTGCTCACGCCCGTAATTTATGCCGTCAGTGGTTGCAGAGAGGAACAGGCGGTCGGCGTACTGCGCAACGCCAGTTGACGATTCAACTTCAAGGTCGAAAACTCTGGCGTTATCCGCTTTGAACAACGGAGTAAACAGCAGGTGTTCCTGTTGCTTGTCGTACTGGCTGCTGATGTCGAATTGCAATTTCCCGGTCACGGACTCCAGTTTATCGCCGCACGTTATCTGATTTCCTTCGTAAATGAAGTCGATAGCGCGGTACACATCGTCATACAGGCCTGTTTTCAGCACACACCATTGCGGACCATTGGCGCTTGAAGATGCGTCGTACACGAGAACATGGCGCGGAAGGTGGATAATCAGCAACTCATGAGCATCAAATCGCAGAGACTCCATCACGCCATCAGCCAGTTCATCAGCAGTGTAGGAGCGGAGGATTTTCTCAATGCTCGCGCTGGCGATTGGTGATACCTGACCGGAGCCGATGATGTAAACAGACGGCGCACCTGTTGCCGGATTGCTGATGAATGCATAAGAATCAGCAAACGGCGTTTTGCAGTAAGTCCCGGCGATGCCTTTTTGCACCATCAGTGATGGCTGTGCGACATACAAAGCGGCACCAACGGTGGTTGCACCAGTCAGGGAAAAATACTCAATCGTCGATGAACCAAAGCAGACGATGAAGTCTCTCCATGTTCCGATGCCAATGATGCCGTCAGGCTGAGACTCGGCACGATATTGTGCGCTGTAACGGTCAGGATGCGATTCGTCTTCAAGATCAGTGATAAACCATGAATCAGTGCCGTCTTTTGACCACGCATAACGCCCACGTAAGCGCGTAATGTCACGAACCGAACCTAACTCATACTGAGTGAATCCGCTGTCTGTAGGCCAGTTTGAGACGGTTTTAACCGTGCCATCATAGCGATACTCGACCAGTTGACCATTAACGCCTACCGCCTGAGATGTTCGACCATGCGCCATTGATACGCGACCACTTCCGGCAACATCACCGACCTCGCTTTCTCCTTTGTACAGCTTGCCGCCACACACACGATAGACAGCATTCTGCGCCATGTTGTACTCGACGCCGCGCGATACACCGTTCACATCAGAGCGTTTGGCAATGCCCGGGAATGAGCGAAGATATCCGCTGCTGTTCAGGATTTCTTTGGGTGTAGCCAGCATATTCACTGGCAGATAGTCGATATAGTCGGCGTTTCGAAAGTCTTTGCCGACACCTTTCATAAGCGGAAGTTGCTGAATCGGCATTTATTCACCTCACGTACTCGGATCATCTTTCTCGATGTAAAACCGATTCCACGTAAACGCGCTTTTGTTACCACTACCGCGAGGCATGTCATTTCGCCGCTCAAGTGGTGGTATTTTGGTTAAAGCGATGCAAATTGTCTGGTATGCACTGTCAGCAGCGGTAAGGAGAGCGTCTGACGGCTGAATGACGTTATCCATGCACACTTGCACAGCGAGTTTCAAGGCGACGCCATCATTTGCCCATGCAGGGATACCTGAATCATCGTCAGGTAACGGCATGATGCCGTTTTCTGTATCAGCAAACTGATATCCAAGCTCGATACCTTTAGCCTGCCATGCTGCCATCATGTCTTCGAGGTCATTAATGGCATCTTCAATTGCCTGAGGGTCAGCATCTGTCAACGTGGCATTGGAATACAGCCCGGCTTTTCGTAAAGCCTTAAGAACGAGATCACCCTTCGTTTTCGCCATCTTCTTCCGCCTTAGCCACTTTATGCTTCGTTGCGGTTTCTTCAGGAGTTTTTACCCAGCCTTTTTTCAGGTGAGATTTAACTTCTTCGTCATCAACAATGATGTAATCGACAGCAAACTGACCACAGGTGATCATGTTGCCCGGCTTATAGAGCATTGTTCGTGCCATTGTCTTCTCCCAATAAAAATGGGGCCGAAGCCCCACCAAAATTACTGCCCGGCAATAACGATGCCCGTATATTCAGGAACAAGTACAGAGCAACCGTACAGAGTGGTGAAACGAGCAGTGGTTACGCCTTTGATGTGGTCGAAGGCATAAGACATGATCAGCGTAGCGCCCTGCTCAGTGGTTGCTGTCATTACCTGTGGACCCTGACCAGTCGGGAACGCCAGTTTGCCGTACATCAGTTCAACAGAACCATCAGCCCAGAACAGGTTAGCCGGTGCGGCATTTTTGTTGAGAATGGTGATTGCTGCGCTACTTGCCGCATTAGCATCAACGTTTGCATATGGACGGCTGGCGACATCCGCGTTGTCAGGCGGCAGAATTTTCGGGGAGATAGTTACTGTCGTTCCGCTAACTGCCAGAACGCGGAATACCTGCGGCTGCCCGGGGGTATCTTTGGTGATCTGGTGTACAGAATTCACCCCTGCGATGGTAAACGCATCGCCAACCTGCAAACCTTCAGCAGATACCGTAATGGTCCCCTGTCGGTTATCCACTGGCATATCGTTAGCATCTTTCGCTTCAACCTTGTGCGCAGGTGCTGCTGCCAGAGTAATGGAAGTTGCTGTACCCTTCGGAACACGACCAGAAATATCGGTCTTGTAGCTATCGAAGGACGCAACCGGAGGGATTTGCGCTTTTTCGTATGCTGTCAGGGTTGCGCCCTGAGCATAGGCACGGTGACCAAGCTCGCCAGCAAGGTCTTTGTAGTTGAAGGGGTTCCAGAAAGAGCGACGGTTGATACCCTGAGGTACACCAATCGCCGTCATGGTGGCATCAATACCTGCCGCACAGTTCCACAAATCACGGCCCTGTGAACCTGTGGTTGAGTCAGCCATCGTGATCACGTTAGTAGCACGCTGCGTAACCATGGAAATCAGGTCAGAGTCAATCTGTGCAGCAAGGCGCATACCTGCGGCGCGACCAGCTTCAGTTTTATGTTCCGGGTCACGCATTTCACGCGCATCCAGAGTGTACAGAATGTTTTTCGGCTCCTTGAACACAGAAGGAACAAGGCGCTGAACCAGTGCTGTTGGCGTTTTGCCGCTGAGGTCTAGGCCTTCCTCAATGTTCATGTGGTAATGCTGCGGACGATACAGAACATCACCTGCTCGCTGCATTGCTGTATCACCGGGACGGAATTTTTTAGCGTTACGGGAAACTACGCAGGCGGCCTCAAAGCCTTCAACGTAGTTTTCGAACATGATTTCAAGGTCTTTTGCTAATTGGTTAGCCATGCTTAATGCTCCGATAGGTTATTTTTTTGCCTTTTTAGCGGCGAAATACGGCGTCCAGTCACCAGTTTCCAGCGCCTTGGCTTTCAGTTTGTCGAGGTTGTTGATTACTGCGCCGTTGCTCCCCTTAACTGTCGGGGTTGTGGCTGCCGTGGTTTTTGCTTTTGGCATGATTCTGGCCTTCGATTCGATACGTTCCAGCAGACGACCAATTGCTACGGGGTTGGTAGCTTCTGCCAGTTGCTTGCGCAGTTCAGCGTTGCGACCGAGTGCCAGAACAACGATTTCCGGCTTCTCTGACTCAAACAAGATCGCGTTTTGTGTCTCGATGGGGATTTCCTCGAGTACGGCCTGCTCAGCTTCCTGATAGCCAGGAACTTTGAGAGCCTTAACACGTTGCTGATATTTGGATAATCGCTCTTGATAGGCAGCCTGAAGCTCCTGCTCCTTCTGCTTGCGAGCCATCTCCTGTTGCTGGTACTTGCCGTTATCCTCTGCCCACTTAGCCATGCGTTGCTGGTAGATTTCTTCATCGAAACCGATGTCCTCATCATCCAGTTTTGGCATTCGCGGTGGTTGAGTGATTACCGGCTGCTGCTCGACGGGTTTCTGAGACTGACGCATCAGCTCTTTCAGCTCACGGTCTTTCTCTTTAATCGTCTTGCGCAGGTGTTTTACCAGTCCATGCTCTGCGCCATCTTCGCTGGTTGGCGAATCCAGCTTTTCGTCACCAAAGTAGAATTCCTGTTCTGATTCGTCGTCATCAGTTTCAGTAGCTTCCTCTGCATCATTGCCGGAGGACTCACTGCCATCTTCTGTTTCGACTTCTTCAGCCAGTTCGACATCATCAGGAATCTGCTCTGACGCGTCGGTTTCGATTTCAACTTCTGGTGTGTTTTCTGCCATCTGGTCCATTTGTTACCCCTGTTTACTCGATGTTCAGCCCATCGGAAGGCAATAGGGGGCCAGGCCTCATAAAGACAGCCATTGCACGTTATGGGTTAATTACTGCTGTGGTTGTTGCTGAGTTGATTTTTGCAGGATGCTGCTGATGTCCATGCGCTGCGCATGGCCCTGTGCCTGACTTTTCAGGACAAGCTCTGCATCAGCACGGGCATTATCTCCTTGCTGTTGCTGGAACTGTCCGAGCAGTTTCAGCGCCTCACGGATATCAGATTTTTGCTGGCTATCGGCAGATGCGAGGATTTTCACAACATTTGCCGCAGCAACCTGAGCATCCGTCTGTGCCTGGAATACTTTAACCTGAATGGCTGCTTGTTCGTTCTGCGCTTTCTGCAATTCAGCCTGACCAGCAAGAAGCTGACCTTGCGCAGCAACCATAGCCGGATCTGGCTGACTGGCCTGTTGTTGTTTCGCCTGCTCAACCATTTGCTGTTCTTCAGGCGTTCTCGGCTTGATAACGCCAGACAGAAGCAACTGATTGCGGTTGTATTCTTTCAGGTCGTCCATCCCTTCGCCGTCCATATTGTCGAGAATCATCGACGATACAAGGTCATGCTTCGGCGTTCCTGGCGGGATAAGTGCCAGCATGGAAAGTAACGACTTAACCGTTGCATCACGGCGAGTAGCGAACGACTGACCGACATCGACAGTCACTTCATAGTTACCCTGCGAAAGGTCGTTAAGCGCGATAACCTGCCCTGTCTGACGGTCAACCACTTCACCAGTCATCAGCGCCACGTCATCGCTGCCGTCCTCATTAACGATACGCATCGGCGTATCGCTGCCATAGACTTCACGCGCCATAGAAAGCCACACAACGCCAGCGCGACGCATGGATTTAGCCATGTTGTCCATGTAGATATAGGACTGCGTGTCCATCCGGTTAAAAATGCTATCAACGGTATCGGTGGCGACGTTGCTCGGCATGTTCTCAAGCTGCGACGCACCTGTAATTTGCTGAATAGCCGTTCCGGTGTACTGCAATAGCCCGGCAAGAGCTGGAGGCATTTGTGTCGGAGGTGTCCAGCCAGCAACCTGAGCTTCTGAAATGACTGTTCCGTTTTTGTCCTTCTTGCTGGTCATAGGAAGAACTGCAGGTCTTTTCTTATTCCTCTCTGCCCAGTGGTTCATTAATGGGCCGGGAATGAAATCAACATCCACGATAGGAATGCCATCACCGCCAGCCTGAGTGGCGTTATCTGCAATCATGGAAACCATCAGGTTCTCAAGACGCTGTGCATCCATCGCTTTTGCTGCGTGGCCTTCGATTCGCTCCTGATTATCAACAAATGAGCGACGCCCATATACCGGGATGAGAGGAATATGTTCGCCCGGAATACGCTTCGGTTCTTCCAGCCATTCAGCGCCAGACAGAAGACCGCAATAAACTCTGCGTTTCTTCACTGTCCTCTCACCGATCAGTTCGAATGCGCCATCGGTTAGCTCGTCGACAATATCTTTGATTTGCTCTTCATCATAGATTGCCGTTTCTCCGCTAACAGGGTTACGCCATGCTGTGAGCTTCACCTTCTCTATGCGAACTTCGTAGTAGCGCCCAATATAGATGGCATCAGGCGTTGACCAGTCATATTGAGTACCAGTGTCATCACGAGAAAGACTTGCCGCGATGGAATCAGGGGATTCAGCCTCGAACGCTTTAGGCGTCATGGAGAACATTTCCATAGCCCACATAGCATCAGAGCGGTCATATTGCTTGCTGTCCTGATCGAAGAAGACGCATGTCGCTGGGTCGTAAACAGGAAGAAGGCTGATGCGTCGCTGATCGTTACTTGGGTCCATTTCATCTTCGTAATCAGCACACATGCGGAAACAACCGAATCCGCCCGTTACAGCATCATCAAATGCGTTATCACACGCTTCGCCACCGGATGTTTCCTGATAGTCAGCGCGGAATTTGCCGTTCATCTTTTCGGCTAACGCTTCCGATGCCTTATCGTCCTTCGGCCTGAATTTAACGCTTATGCGATTCTGTCGATACTCGCCAATGATGCGATCACATTCACGGGCAATCTTATTCAGTTCAAAGCGCGGATAATGCTCAAACCTGCCTTCATCAAATGAGTAACCAGCGTTTGTGCTGCCTTCCCACTGTGCGCCGGATACCCGGACGAAACGTTGAGCCTCAATAATCTGCTCACGCATATCCTGCGTTGCTGACCAGGCATTATCAAAGTTGCACAGCACCTTGCGATGCCAGTCATTCATCTTTTTTTCTGCCATATCAACCTACACCACAAGGAATTGAGTAACTGGAATAGTCGGGTTGCGCAGCCGACTCCGGGCAATGCATGCACATCATCAGCGCATCAGCCAGGTTAGGAGATGGAATACCGAGCTTCTGCTTCATTTCGACCTTAGTCATAAGCTCCAGCTTCCCGTTGTTATTGAATTTGCGCTGAATCTGCGTCAGTTCTGCAAACAGCTTCTCCAGCATATTCTCGCCTATCGCTTCTTTGTCGAAACTCAGCATGTCGTCGGGGTCTGCATACTCACCGTGGACAACCGCCCGATATGTCAGATACAGCCTGTCAGCCAGCACGTAATAGAATTGCGCTCGCTTATTGCGGAACACATCACCAATAGTGCGAACGTTGTCACCCTGTACGACTTCATCAGCCCATGCTCCGGCCTGATACGGCGCATCTTCATCGAATGGCGATTCACTTCCCTTGAACATCGTGGCGGTGATTTTCTTGCCGGAGAACGCTTCCGTTGTCTGTCTGCGTAGGCCCGCACCGACGCCATCACCGTCCCACAGGTAATGGTCAGCGCCGTCTTCAATCGCCAGCGAAGTAGCCCAGTCAGCACCCTCGTTGATGTCCATCAGCAGGCCTTCGGCAATGCGCTTAACAACCGAACCGTGACGCGATGCATAACCTTTAGCATCTGGCCCTGTATCTGATGGGTCATGCGCAGAGACAACCGCGCCCTTCGCTTTCCATCCGAGTTTCTTGTGCGCATCGGTTGCGGCTTCAAGCCATTCACGTTTGATGATTGCCATATCACTTGCGCTTACTGGCTCACCAAGCCAGATGTGACGATACAGTGTCGGATTTCTGCGTTTACACTCTTCCATCTCCAGACGGAGAACTTCAGGAAAGTGCGGGTTGTCGGTGTAGTTCACCGTCAGCAGACAAATATCATCAGGAGGATTTACGACGAATCGCTGATAGGTATCGTCGAGGATGTTCTTCGGGTTAAAGCTCACCCATATTTCAGAGAACGGCTTACGGATGGTTGGTATCAGGATATCCCATGATTCCTTCGTTACCGCTTCCGCTTCTTCCACCCAGCAGATATCAATGCCTTCGAGCGATTTAATCTTCGTCGGGTTGTTTTTGATGCCGTAGAACATGAATTCAGCATTCGTTCCGAGATGACGAATCATTGAACGCTGAATTTCAAACTCAGCCGAATACCCTTCCCGCTCTATGGTGTCTTCAAGCAACCGGATTACCGAATCGCTGATACTGTTTTGCAGTTCACGAGCGCAGAGAATACGCACAGGCTGCCGGCGCGCCGCTTCAACAAGCAGCCTCGCAATTGCCCATGACTTACCGCTACCTCGACCGCCTTTGGCGACTTTGTAGCGATGCGCCTCAATGAACGGTTCAAAGATAGGATTAATCGAGGTCATTTTCCAAATAGAGTGCTCATCGGTGATGTTTCAATCTGGATTGCGCCGCCGTCTTTGCCTGTTAGCTCGTGATCAACCTTGTCGCGCCATTTATCCTTCTGTCGGTTCTTAAGCCAGAAAATGGCAGCGGTTGTATCAGGCGGGTAATACTTCTCAAGCGGAGTTTCGACAATTCTGTTTTCAATAACACGAATATCGATGTCTGGAGCCACGAAGCCCATAGCGCGTTGATAAAGACGATCACTAACTTCTGCATCAGCGACGGCCTTACCCTTTTTTATGGACTCCGAAAACTTAGGATAATCAAGCTTCCACTTGTTAATAGTTGACTCACTGACTTCGAAGAAATCAGCAAGCTCTGCATCGGTGTAGCCCAGCAAGCACAGTTTGCGTGCCTGTTCGGCGTACGCCTCTTGATACTTTGTTGGGCGCGCCATGTTTATGCTCCGGTAGTGAACAGGTCTAACGCTTCCTTCGATTTACGCACCGCTTCGATAGTGCGGGTCGTGATATCCGAATTAGCGCCGCCTGACTGGAAGTGAATTTTGAATAGCTCAAGCTTCAGCTCGTCAGTGCCAATGAATTGAAATGCTTCTTCTGCGGCTGCGTTCTGGTTCATGACCAGTTTGTAAATCTCTAACTGGAATTTCTGTTCTTCAGTCATGGGAATAATCTCTGCCATTGTTGGCTCCGTTTATCCGTTAAAAGGGATATCAGTTAAGTTATCCCGTGTAGGGTATAAGCCATTGTCGAGACCACTCATTGAATGGTCTCTGCAATAACCGATGTCTTTCCATCAGTCCGCCACCACAAAGAATCTTTTTTGCCATAAGGCTGGAGGTTCATCTTTCAGTGGCTGCCAGTGTTATTTCCCCACTTTCTGGCTTGGGTTGTTTCGCTGTACTGCCGTTAATTGGTGAGTCCGGGGATTACGGTTTGCCCGTGCTGTTCAAGGCGTTCAATTCTCGCCAGTAGCTGAGGCTTCTTAATTTTTCCCCAGCGATTAAGCAGGCGGCCTGACATACTGGCAACATCCTTCTCTTTCATGTACTCCAGCATTACGGCATTTCTCTCTTCTTCAAATTGACGATGACCAACCTGAAGCATGGCGTACATCCAGTTGAATGCGTTGATGTAAGCAATTTTGATACGCATTGCTTCTTTTTTGGTGTAGGACATAACCAAAAGCATCAACCCATCCTTGCGGAGACGGTAGAATTTTTGCGGCTTACCATTCTGTAACTCATTGTTTTTATAGCAAAGCTCAAAGTTGAGCTTTGTATCAAACTCAGGAGGGCAAGCTTCTATGGTTCGTTCAATGTCACGAACCACGTTCTTCGGCAGCTTTCCAAATGCTTTTGCCACCATAAAAGAATCTGTAACCGGATCGTTGTTTGCTACAAAAATTAGGTCTCTGAAATCTATATCGTTAACAACGGTTGGGTAGTTCATTGCGTCTTTACCTTTTAGAAAGATGAGCCTGTTCGCACAGAAAAGCCGTCCCCGAGATGGTCGCCACCATATACGGCAATTCTCAGGCTCAGCTTTCTGAAAGACTCGGGATTGTTACGCGCTGCGATGCGCGGTTTACTGCAGATGTAAAAAAGCCCCGCAAATGCGAGGCTAAATCCTGGTATTTGTAATGACTGGCTCTTATCTCAACGCAGCCCCTTACCGCGCGCCAGATGCTCAATATCAAGCATCAGCAATGAGATGTTTAATCTGGATTCACTCCAGAGGTGATCATCACCCTGTCTACAGAGCCAGATGTGAAGGATGATGAGTAAAATTATCGCTATCATCGAAGGCATTGCGTCCTGATGTATTCCTGAAGCGTTCTCAGTGCTGTTTGGTCGCGGATAATTCCGCCCCGGATACCGAGAACGTTTCGTCCAGCAACTGGAGAGAGTTCGACGGTGGCATCATTGCCCATGCCGGAGGCGCTGGAGGCTTCGGCTGAGGATGGCACAGGGCATTTTCCTTTGACGAGCACCCTGCCACCATTACCAAGCTTGCGCCGAAGAGCATCATTTTCAGCTTTCGCATCAGCTAACTCCTTCGTGTATTTAGCATCGAGCGCAGCAACATCACGCTGACGCTGATGCATGTCAGTAATGATCGCGTTCGCCTTCTCCAGTTCACTGGCTTTGTTATCGCGCTGCTCTTTGTAGGCGATGGCGTTATCACGGTAATGATTAACAGCCCATGACAGGCAGACGATGATGCAGATAACCAGAGCGGAGATAATCGCGGTTAACCTGCTCATTGCTGACCCCACAAACAGACTTCACGCTCAATCTCACGGCGAGTCATCAGCCCTTTCCATTGCTTACCGCCAGCGTATGTCCAGCGACGTAGCTGGTCACATGCGCCTTTGATATCGCCCTGGTTTATTTTGCGAAGAAGCGTCGATGTTCTGAAATTTCCAGCACCAACGTTGTAAACGAACGAGTAAAGAGCGCCGCGCGTTGTTTCCGGTATATCGACTTTGATGTACGGGTTAATTTGTCTGGCGACAGTGGCAAGGTCTTTATTCAGGAGGGCTTTGCATTCTGCTTCGGTATACGTTTTACCGAGCATAATGTCTTTTCCGGTATGCCCGTAACATACAGTCCATACACCAACGATATCTTTATATGGTATGTAGCTGACGCCTTCCAGACCATCGTTACCACTTGGGCCAGTGATTAACACAGATGCTATGGCAATAGCCCCGCCACCAATAGCAGCAGCAACGGCTTTTCGTAATGATGGAGGCATTATTCACCTCTCGCAGCCTTTCGTCTGTCTTCTCTGATTTTGAAATACAGATTTGTCAGATAAGTGAGAAAACCCAACACAAGGCTTCCAAGCACTCCAATCGCAGCCCACTGTGACGGACTGACCTGATCCAACCACTGCAAAAACCAGTATCCCGCACTACCAGCAGATGTTCCGTAGGCAATGCCAGTTGAGATTTTGTCCATTGATTTCATAGCAACGCCTCCGCCAGTAACGGATTGCGTAGTTCTTATATTGGGAAGGGGAAAAAAGAAGGCCGCAGCGTAACTATCACTGATGAATTCATGATAGCCAGTGGCTACGGCTCAGTTATGGTGCTGGTTAACGGACTTGAACCGCTACCCATTCGCTTACAAGGCGACTGCTCTACCATTGGAGCTAAACCAGCATATTTGGCGGGACAGCGTGGACTCGAACCACGATAAGAAGGTTAACAGCCTTCCGTAATGACCTTTATACGACTGACCCAAATAAAAAAAGCCACCGTTGCAACTTAAGAGTCACTAACGGCAGCTTATGCGAATAGTGTTGCTCATTTGCTCAATGATGTCAACACGTTCTATGCTACATGTTTAATTTTCTCTACACGTTTCCGGTTTTTAAACGCACTATCCAGAACCGGGTAAATCATAAACAACGAGGCATTGAGGATTTCGTCAACTTCCCGTCGACAGGTTGCGAGCGATGGTTTTTGAATGCGCCCGCCGCCCCGGCATAACATCTTGCGAGGTCTTGCGACGCGATGATAGTAAGATGCAATGGCGTGCTTGGAAGAGCCGTGGGCGTAGTAGCTGAGGAGGATGCCAAAGGCTTTCTTGTCAATGTACATGACGGAATCGACGACCTGAGAAATCAACATTCCATCATCATCATTACACATTGGCCTTGTCATAACTCTTCCCGGCTCTACGCTCTCCATGAACTTAGCTATTACGCTGCTCATGCGCTTTTCCAGACGACCTGAATAAACCCATGCGCCCCACAGTTCAAGCCAGCCATTCAGCCACTCGTGCTGTTCTTTGGTGAGGTTTAGCTCTCTTATGCCCATGCGCCTTCTCCCTTGTGATCTGGAATGGTTTTTACTGAGAACGTCATGCGGCCTCACTTCTGCTGTTTCGCAGGTCTTTGAGTTTCTGCTGATACTCCGCCTTGATGGCCCTGCACTCTTCGACAGTCCAGCGATGGCGGTTATGGTTTGATTCGATTTCGTCTACTGCTTCCTGCCCGATGCGGCTAATCAGTTCGACGCGATACGGAACGAGATTTCCGCTTTTGTGCTGGTTGCACACCACGCATTGCTTGTGAATATTGCGTTCATCAAATCGGAGTTGAGGTGCCGCAGCAGTTGTCCGGTAATGTCCGGCATCCCACTGAGCAGACGTGAGCGTTCCGCAAGAGATACATGGTAAGTCGCGGTCTCTTTCTCTGATGAAGGCGTTTACGGCTTGTTGGGCTTGTTTAATCCAGTAACTGCGGGGCTTTAAGGCGAGTTTTCTAATCTTAAGTTTATCTTTCTGTTTCTGCTCCTCTCGTCGTCGTTTCTTCTCTGCTGCTTTTTCCGCTTTTTCGCGTTCTTTACTTCGTCGTTCGAGTGCTATCTTGGTTCCACACTCTGGAGAGCACCACCACTGATTAGCGAATGCAGGGTGAAACCATTCCCGACATTCATCGTTTTTACATCGTCTTCGCGCTGGTTTAGCCATCATCTTCTTCCTCGTGCATCGAGCTATTCGAATCGCTCATCAGCTCTGCACAGCAGTACTCACACACGTGAACTTCCAGCACATGCAGCTTCTGACCGCAATTAGCGCACGTTAAAGCCCGCTCGACGCTTTCTTGTTCGTAACTTCGATTTGGGTCAATCACCTTGTATTCCTCGCACGATGTCTTAGCCACCGGATATCCCACAGGTGAGCCGTGTAGTTGAAGGTTTTTACGTCAGATTCTTTTGGGATTGGCTTGCGTTTATTTCTGGAGCGTTTCGTTGGAAGGTATTTGCAGTTTTCGCAGATGATGTCGGTGAAACTTCGTCGCTGTCGCCTCATGCCGCCCTCCTGACGCCCTGCCCGATCGCCATCAATGCCGCTTTGGATACGGTAGTAAACATCCGTCGAGGACTGATGAACGGTCGCCAAATCAGCAGCATGGAGCCTTTGCTGTTTCCCTTCTTCTCCAGCCCTGTCGATGGTTCGATAAAATTAATCCGTCCATCAGTGATAATGCGAACTTCGTCGACACTCTCCAGAGCCTTGCTGAACCATCCGACTGACATATCCTCTGGCACAAGCATAACTACCGTCTGTCGCTGTTGTATGCACTGCTCAGCGGCTTTTTCCACCCACGGCCTGATATTGCTGTACGGTGGGTTATTCCAGATTGCACCGTGGCTTATCCACTCAGAATTTAGCGCGTCGTCGGCCTCAGTTAACCAGTGAGCGCACAGAGCATTTTTGTCGCTCGCTGCCGAATCCAGCCAGAATCCAAACTCAATATCCAGTGCATCAAAAAGCCAAAGCGGCGTTTGCCAGCAGTCCTTGTCGTGTGCTGGCGTATTTGATTTGATAGTCATGCAGCCCGATCTCCCCATCGCGCTTTCCATTCGAGAGCCAGTCGCGCTTCGTCTGACCACTTAACGCCACGCTCTGTACCGAATGCCTGTATAAGCTCTAATAGCTCCGCAAATTCGTTTACACGCATCCTGCTGGTTGACTGGCCTATTACCACAAAGCCATTCCCGGCAAGGTTAGGAACAACATCCTGCTGCTTTAATGCTGCGGTAAACACACACTTCCAGCTTTCTGCATCCAGCCAGCGACCATGCCATTCAACCTGACGAGAGACGTCACCTAAGCAGGCCCATAGCTTCCTGTTTTGGTCTAAGCTGCGGTTGCGTTCCTGAATGGTTACTACGATTGGTTTGGTTGGTGTCACGAACGGTGCAATAGTGATCCACAC